GCCGATGCGTCAAACGTCACCGTCTGGTTCTCGGCCGGGGCCGGCGGGGAGTACGTGAACGACGCCACGGGCGGGGGAATCGGGGGTCCCCCGCCAGCCGCCATATTGAGCTGCCGCTGCTGGTACTCGCTGTGCACGTCCGGCGGGACCTGCTGGTCCTGCTGCCCGGACAGCGGCCCGAACCCGGCGCTGTACCCGGTGCTGAAAGGGCTGCTCACGGCCCGTCACCCGATGACGGAGGAGATCACGGCCATGGCCGACACGGTGGCGGCGCCCTGCGCGGTGTACTGCAGCCCGATGGTGGTCGTCCCGACGCCCATCACCTGCACGAAGGTGACCTCCACGGTGGCCTGCACGGCCTGCTTGCCGCCGATCCACAGCACCTGCTCCGGCTTGGACCCGGCGGGCACGACGGTGGCGCCGCTCATGTCCAGGCCGACCTGCACCTGGTTGCCGTTGGCCATCGTGTCGATGTTCATCGACAGGACGAACTGCACCTCGGTCTCGGCGGTCTCGCTCGCCGTGTAGCTGAACGTGCCGGTGCCCGGGACCGGGGTCCAGGCGGCGTTGGCGACCAGGCTGGCCGGCCCCTGGTTGATGACGTTGGTGTACGACGGGTGCGCCCCGTTCCACAGCTCGGTGACGATCGTCCGCATGTCGGCCGGGGTGATGTCACCGGTCGTGTTGTCCGGCAGCAGCGCGAGCAGTTCATCCAGTGTCATGGTCCCGCCAGCCCTGCTCAGCTCATGAGGTAGTCGGCTACCCTCGTCACGACTTGGGGCACCGCGTCCTCCGGCTGGCCGCCGCCGTCTGCGGCGTCATCGACGGGCTCCGGCTGCTCGTCCCCGGGCAGCGCGTGCGCCTCGCCGCCAATTGCCTCACCGTCGTACACGGAGTCGTCCGGAATAGTGCTCACATATCTTCTGGGGTCAGGACGCCGGGCGCCTGACCCCGGCCAGGAAGACGTTCCAGGCACGCGGCGTGAACCGCAGCACAATCCGCTCATCATCCGGGGTGTGCTCCTGCTTGGTGTCCCGGACCTTGACCACGCCCTGATACGCCGCCTCCAGGCAGTTGCCGTTGGCATGACTGTAGCTGGACTTGTGCCAGTCACCCGCTAGCATCAAGCCGGCCGCCGGATCCGCCAGGCGATGCCAATGTCTTCGCTCACGCTATAAACCTAGCACACCGTTGCGATACTCAACATGCCGAACGCCCCACCGGATTAGGCAGGGCGTTCGATTTAAGGCTCTGACCTGCTCTAACTCTTGGTGATAGTTGCGATCCCGCGTGGGTTCAAAATCGACATGGCCACCATCTCGTCGAAGACCCAGCCCTTCCAGAACGCCTCGACCATGTGGTTCTCCTCGACGTCGAGGCTGTACAGAACCGGGAAAACTCCCAGGAAATTCGGCTCGGGGGTGAGGAAGATCTTCGCCTGCGGGACGATGATCGAGCGCTGGATCTGGAACTCGCCGAAGCTGGTGATGGTCTCGCCCGCGACCACCCGGTCCTTGAACGCCCAGCCCGTCTGGTTGATGTCCCAGCGGTAGATGTCGCGGAAGTCGAACGGGTTGATCAGCAGCCGGGCGCTGGGCAGCTCGTGCAGGTCGGTCATCGCGACCGCGCTGTAGAGCGAGCCCGGCGTCAGGTAGCCCGAGGCCTCGGTGATGTTGTGGTTCGGGGTGACCACGTGGTCCGGGCGGGTCGCGTAGTCGGTGACGGCCGCCTGCAGGATGACCAGCAGCCGGGCGTCCTCCTGCTTCAGGATCGCCTGCTTGGTCTCGTCCTGGGCCTGCTCGACCGCGTTGATCCGCAGGTAGAACAGGTCCTCCTTGCGGATCGCGGGACGGCTGGCGATGCGGAAGAACCGCACCGGGATGCGCTTGCCCTCGAACGGGGTAACCCGGACCTCGCCCTCGGTGCCGCTCAGGATGTAGGCCTGGCCCAGGTCGTCCCACACGTCGTACTCGACCGGGGTCCCGGGCGTCACCGGGTCCTCGACGAGCACGTTGCGGACGATGCCCTGGTACCGCAGCTTGAGCTGGATGGGGCCGACCATGCCGACGCCGAGACGGCGGAAGCCGTGCAGCTCGTCCGAGAGGATCAGGGCCATCTTGCGGACCTTGGCCTCGCGCGTCAGCGGCGCGGAGCGGGCCCGCCTGGCCTCGATCTGGGCAACGTAGTCGTCGCTCTTGCGGGACGCGACCCGGGGACGCAGGCCGCCGAGCGGCGCCGCCGGAGTCAGCTGCCCGTTCGCCACGGTGGCTAGCTCGGTCATCCTGGTGATCCTTTCCTGCGTTCCCGTGTGGTCAGTCGCGGCCAGCAGCCGCGAAGCTGGCCGAGGTCGCGGCCAGCATGGCCGCGCTGTACGGCTCCAGGCCGCCGATCGTGATCTTGGTGCTGGAGTTGACCTTCAGCAGCCGGGCGACCGGCGCGGAGATCGAGGTGCTGGAAGACCAGGGCACGAGCTGGCCCTGGAGAGAGGCCGCCGTCAGGCCGGTGCCGGTGCCGGTCTGGCAGGCCACGCCGATCAGGCTCGCGCCGGAGCCGTCAGTCGGGTCCGCCCAGGTGGCGGTGGGGTCGAAGGCCGGGGCGAGGATCTCGAACTCGGCATCGGGGCCGAGCACCCACACCGAGAATGCATTGATCCCGGCGTACAGCAGCTCATCGATTCCGTCGCCGCCCACGTAAAGGGCGCCCAGGCCGTAAACCGGCAGCGCCCCGGCGGTGTAGGTCGAGCCGTTGTTCGACGCGCCGGCGGCGCCGGCCATCGTGGCGCCGTTCATCTGGACGCTGTTCGCGCCCGCCAGCGTCACCAGGTCACCGCCCGTGCGGATGAAGCCCATGCCGGGCCAGACCGGCACCGCCCGGGTCCAGTTCGGGTCGAGGAACGCCGGCTTCGGCGTCGCCTGCGTCCACGCGAACAGCGGCCGGACTGTCCTTTTGATGTAATCATTCGACAAGTAGGTCCGGATCATCCCACTGTCTCCTTCGCCTCGTCCTGCCTCTTCCGGGGGCGGCCCCGCGCGGGGCAGTCCTCTGCCTCTTCCGGGGTTAGCTCAACCTCAGGTAGAAGGTGAAGGCCGGCGTGCCAGGGCCAGCTCGCGCCACCGCGTGCATGACTTGCACCGGTTCGAGGTGTCCCCGGGACGCAGGTCGGCCCGGGAGTACTTGCCGCAGTAGCTGTGGCCGTCCCCCCGCAGCAGGTGCGCCCTGCCGCCGGGCGTGACCAGCCACTCCTCCGGCTCAGTCACACGCCGCCTGCGGGCCAGGTCGCCGAGACCGCCGCCGGGGCGGCGGTGAACAGGTTCGCGATCGCCGTCTTGGACAGCAGCGCGATGTCCTGATCGGACATGTAGGCGACGTCGCCCGCCTGGTAGCGCTTGCCGGCCCCGTTGCCGGTGCCATCGGGCAGCACGACGTTGCGCAAGCCGCTCTTGATCGTCACGCTCCAGGGCATGATGGCCTCCTTCGTGTGCTAGGTTCTTTGATAGTCAGCTCGTGGCTTGGCCCGGCAGATCCCGGACAGCTCGGCTCGGAGCTGCATCGCAGGGCCGTCCAGGCGCGGCAAGTCATGGCGATGCGCGGCAAGGCGGCGCGAGGCATGGACGGCAGCCGGGGCTTGGCGAGGATCGCGAGGCACGTCCTGGCCTGGCAAGGCATGGCCGGAGAGGCAGCGCTGGGCGTGTCGAAGCTAGTCACGGCTTGGCCTGGCGCGGCGGGGCATGGCCGGAAAGGCCCGGCTGGGAGCGGCTCAGCTCGGCACGGATGGATAGCAGTGCTCGGCCAGGCAGTCCCGGCGGGGCAGGCGGTCACGGGGGCACCGCCTGCCCTAGGGAATGGCCCAGGCCAGGAAGAACGCCGAGACGCCGCCGGCCAGCCACGCCATGCCCAGGCCGCTGCCGCCGTGCAGGATGGCGGCGAACTCGAACGCGGCGATGAACGCGCAGGCCGCGCCGGCCAGGCAGAGCAGCCGGAACAGCCACCAGGGCGACCGGGCGGTGTATGCAGCCGGCGGGGGCGCCATGGCCTAGTCGATGAACAGGTCGGAGTCGTCGCCGCTGTCGGCGGCGGCCGTCATCGCCATTACCGGGGCCGGCGGCCCGGCGAAGCTCGGCGCGGCCTTGGCCGCCTGGCGCGGCGCCATGCCGCGCGGGTAACGCGGCTGGGCTGCCGCCGTCGCCCTGGCCATCCGGGTGATGGTGCTGATCTCGTGCTCGATGTCATGCAGCGACAGGCTGGCATTCGCCTCGATGGCCGAGCCCACCTCCAGCTCGTCGCCCCGGGCCAGGCCCGCCTGGACCTGCAGCCGGGCCAGCCGGATGGCGGCCATCGTGCGGGCGCCGCGCTCGTCGGCCTCGCCGGGGCCGAGTACCTGGCGGGCGGCCATCGTCCAGGGGAACGCGGTGCCGTCGTTGCCCGCCCCGCCGATGCCGGGCCCCTGCGCGGCCAGCGGGTTCGGGTTGACCCGCACGTCGGTCTCGATCCGGCGCTGCTCGATCGGCACGCCGCCGTCCTGGGACGGGTTGGTGCCGGTGACCGGCGCGGTCACGTCGATCAGCTGCCTGGCCGGGGGCGTCTGCATCTCCACGCCCGGGGTGATCGCCGTGGTGGTCTGCTCGGCCGGCACGGCGGTCAGCGAGCCCGGCGTGGTGCCGGGCCGGCTCGGGTCATCCTCAGTGTGGCCGGGACCGCGTGCCGTGCCCGAGCCGCTGCCGGTCGGGGCGCCGGTCGCCAGCGCCTGCTCGGTCGTCGAAGTCGGCGGCTCCTCCGCCG